AGTAAGGAACTGGTTGATAAGCAATTTTCATAATAGAACCACCCCAGATGCTTGTGTTTGCAGCAATGGGATTTTTCTTACTATCTAAAAGCTGTGGTCTTTGAGTAAACTTCTCATTTGTCTTTTTGTTTATTCCACTAGCTTTCATTTTGAATTTGAAGAAAACATTTCCGCTTTCTTCTTTAAAAGGTTTAGGTGCGGATTTAACTTTTTTACCCTTATTATCTTTTTCAGCTTTAGCTAGACTGTCTTCTATAGCTTGGTCTATATCTTTGACCATCTGTGAAGCGTCTTGTTTGCTAATTTTCAAAGTCACCTTGTATTCCCCAAGTTCATTAAAACGAACATCAGGTTTCATTAGGTGTGGGTATACAGCTTCTCCTGCAACACTTACCTTTGTTGGTATATCACTCATAATTTAACTCCTCTTATTTGTGATTGATTAAAAAAACTAACTAAACATCACCCACATTTAAGTGTATCGGATTGGCGGTATGCAAAATCCTAATAGCTTGACGCTAAGGTTGTTTAGTTAGCTACTAGTGGAACTTTATATCCACTAGTGCATATATATTGGTTTTAAAAAAACCTAGATACAGAAGAATACCGACTTTCTTACTTGGTCTAAGTCTAATGTGCCTTTTGTAGGAATTTGAGGGAACTTTTTCAAATTCTTATCTGAAAGCATAAGTCTCATTTCATTAGCAAAGTTTACTAATATGTCTTGTTGATATACTTCACAGAAAGCATCTCGGATTGCATTTGCCATAGTTTTTGTATCTGACACCACGCACCCAAAACTATCGTGTATCATGCTAAAGTTATCTACTCCTGCATCTTTAGCTTTAGTAACTGCTAACTGCAGAACTGAAGCATCTAAAGAATGGATAAAGTTTGGACATACACTTTGTGCAGTTTTTCTTTTATCAATTTCCTCAGTATCAGTAGCTATAGATAATTTAACTATACTGTCTCCCATCTTAGTTTTGACACGTTTACTTTCTTTTTTGTAACACATCATTTGAACTGGAAATCCTAAAGGAGTAGTCCAACATACAGGAAGATTTTCAGATGCAACTAATCTTGAAATATCTTTTAAGAATTTCATTATTGCTCTTGCACCTACTACAACTTCATTAATAGCTTCCCATACAATAGGAGTTAAATATTGAGTTGCTCTAAATAAGTCGTCTCCAAACTTATGTTGAGTACCTCTTTCATTTAGCTCTTTGACAACATGGTCTTCTAAATATTGTCTGCAGGAATATCTAGTTAAAGAGTAAGGTAAACACATTACTGGTTTCTTACATATCTTTCTATCTATTCCATACTCTAACCAAAGTGGAGCATGAGTAGCATCATAATATTTTTTCTTTTCAGTATCTATTCTAGGAAACTTTTTATAGTGTCGTAGTTTTTCTGTAACTTTATTTGCTACTAAATTATAAACATCACTTGGTTTATTTAATGGGACTAAGTTGGTAGCTTTTCCACCGAACTCATCTCTCATCATAGCCGAATAATGTTGAAGTCCGCTATTGCTGCAATCAGCTTGAATAGGAAGTGTAGTGATAAAACTTTCTGAATAATCAGTTTTAACCCAATCTCTCCACTCATAACAAAAAGCTAAAAAGCAGAAAGGTTTGTCTCCACTTGCCCACCATGTGTTTTCTAAAGGTTCATTAGCACAGTCAATAATCTTTTGAGTATTATCTTTTACCCATTGAACTCTTACTGATAGCTCTGCTTTATCAACTTCACCAAATAGATTTGCCCCTGCAATAGCAAAGGTATCAAAGTTATCTTCTATTCTTTTACCAAATTTAAACTTTAGTAAAGCTCTACTATAGTCAGCAGATTGCGGACTTAGCATTGCAGGTTTAGGATAAATCCTACCTCTAAAATCTAATTGATAAGGATAAAAGAAACCACCTCTTTCAAGTAACATTTTAGCTTCTTCCATTATCTGACGTACTTGAATAAATTTAGAGTTTTGTTTTGCTCTACTGGAATAAACTTTAGATGCTTCTCTTTTCCATTTAATAGTAGCTTCTTCATTAACTCCTATATCAACAGGTTTAATTGGCAGCTCTATAGTCTGCGGATTGACTGGAAGTTTCCCAAGTGGAAAATCGTTTTCCATACAGGTTTTAATAACCTCAAATATAGGTTTATTAATAACCCACTCAGTATGTTGCATGATATTGACCGATTGGTAAACAATAGGCATCTCATGAACTTTGTTTTTTAGTTCTTCTAAATAACGTCTGTTTGACGCTTTTACTAGATTGTAATGCATTAGTTTTGCTCCTTAGTTTTAGACAAAGTATTACTAATTTCCTCTGCCGATTGTTGTTTATAGTTATGCTTTTTGCCATAGTAACCGCCAACGAATGGATTTTCCCATTCTCTTGGGGGCATAAGCATCGGTAAATACTTGGGGTAAAGTGCTTCGTTCTTAATATTGAAGTTCTTTATTTCCTCAATGATTTTAGGTGTAGCTTCAACGTAAGTAATTGTTTTAGTCTTATTACGTTTTCTATTTTGATGTTTAATTAATCCTAATTTTTCACAATAAGAGATTAACTTACAACCAAGATGTAATCTTCCCTCTTTACCCCAATCGTCAAATTCAAGACCATGTTTGTTCATACAGTATGTAAAAACATTTCTCTTATATTGATACCGATTAGCGTTCTGAGGAATATTCTTCCCAGTTAATCTTTTAGCTATCTGATTATATTTATCTTTTTCCTCATCTTTAAAAATAGTAATTCTTGCTTCTAACATTAGAGCAGTTCCTATTTTAATAGATAATTTATTTAAGGTTGTCTCAGCAGAAATACCATCAATGATATTCTTTAAAGCTATTAAAGATACAGTGTCCCAAACGCTTGGGTTCTTATCTATAAATACATCATTAATAAATGCTGATTTTGGTAGACATTGACATAGTAATTTTAAAGCAGTTTGCTTATTACCTGCATCTCCTGAAATCATCAGCTTGATGTCTTCATTAATCATATCTGATAATTTAGTGATGTACTTCTGTTGCAGCACAATCCCATATAAAGTTGTACTTTCTTGATTATCTGCAACTGCGTTTCTGATTAACTTCTGGTATCTTGAAATACCACCTCTAATCATGGCTTCTTCAAATTGAAGTTCTTCTTCAATCTTCTTGGTGTAATCTTCACTATTACTTTTGAACTTACCACCAACACCGACCTTTATAAGTTCTTCTAATTGTTGTTGTAATAATGTCTTTTGTTCTTGTGTACTCATAACGTTCTTATCCTTATTAAGTTAAGTATTCACTAGTGACTGTGTTGCGTTCACAAATGGCGTACAATTAACTATTTGTTGCATTTGTTGCAAAATCTACCCACTAGTGGATACGATTAGTTTTTAAAAAAATGATGTTGGTATTGCTAGAAAATATGCAGTAGTGGGTATGTATGAGTTTGGTGGGTAAATCCTAAGTCTAGCCAGTGACCTAGAAGCCGCCAATTCTCTATACATACCCTTTCTGTACTGCAACATTTTGTCTTCAATGCAACATGCACTGCAACAAATTTTTTTTAGAACACCAGTATCTACCGATGTTTTAAAACCAAAGTTGTTGCTTTCTTTGGTGGGCGATGAGGGACTTGCACCCCCAAGGATTGCTCCGCCAGTTCCTAAGACTGGTGCGTTTGCTAAATTTCGCCAATCGCCCTTAAACGATTTTGGGAAATTAACAGATAACATTTTTTCTGCAACCCTTGTAATCATATTTATCTACTATTATGTCCAATCATATTATTTTGATTATGTAAGTAATTATCAAATTCATCATCTGATAATTCAGCAATTTTCACTGCTCTCTCATAACCTTTTCCTGTTGGTTTCACATAGTACCTTTGTGCAGTTTCAACACACGCATGTCCCATCATTTTTGAAATTACTGTTGGGTGTATGTGTCTTTCACCTAACCTCGTACCGAATGTTGTTCTAGTAATATAAGGTGTGAAATCTTCTATTCCAGTTTCCGCCCTATACTTCTTAAACATAGCTTCTGTTTTATGTTTAGATAGTTCAAACATTCTTTGAGATTTTCTGGTAAGAGCAAGTTGCTTATATCTTTTAGCAATCTCTAATGCTCTTTTACTTAAAGGTAAATTAATTGACCACTCTTTTGTTTTTTCTCTCCAAAAACAAATAGTATTTCTTTTCCAATTAATGTTCTTTATAGTAAAAGTACGAAACTCAGTTTCATACCTCATACCAGTATCTATCAACCAATAGAAAGCATCAGCAAATACATCATCTCCATTTGCTTTAGCTGCATTATAGACGTTTTGTTCTTCATCTAAAGTTAAAGCATGTTTATCTTTAACCTTTTGTAGAGGAAGATTTTTCCACCCATAATTAGAGCTTTCTCTTGGGTCAGGATTAAGGACTTTATCTTTGTTCATCATGCCATACTTAATAGCATGGGCAATACAACATCTGATAATTCCTAATCTTCTGTTGATAGTGTTTGTTGTACAAGTATGCAAATTATTCATTTTACGTTCTAAGACACGCTTCCTACAAAATTCAATGAAGTTGTCATAGTTCTCATGAGTTTGCATTTCGTGCATGTCTGTACTTTTTGGAAAGAAAGCAAAGATGTCGTTAGCTAAAATACCAACTCCTCTTTCTTGTGCCATACCTTTCCATTGCTTTTTAAAAGTAGCATCATACACTTCTTTTAGAGTAGCTACTGCACCATTACGTCTTGCAACATTAGGTGTTTCAATTCCATGTGTTGCAATATGTTGAAGTGCTAAAACTTTTTCTTTTTTAGCTTCCTCTAATGCTTCCAAAAAAGCCGCTTCATATTGAGCTGAATTGTACTTTGATGGTAAGTCTAATTTAACAGTTCTAAAGTCTGGGATAATTTTAATCTTATCTCCATCTTTGACCTGCTTCCTAGTCTGCACCACAAGTGATGTAGACTTTTTACCTTTACGTACCCTGATGCCTTTCGGCAGCATTGCATGTATAGATATTTTCTCTGTTTGTGTTGTCATAGTTTTTTACCTCACTTTATATTAACAACTGTTCTGAACTCCTTAACATTAGGTTGGTAAACTGATGTTGAACCAATTAAATGTTTTTGGAACTCCTTGCCTTTGGTAGATAACTTTACATAAGTTTTTCTAGCATCTTGGTCATAAGGATTATCTGTATACTTAATCAGATTTAGCTCCTTAGAAAGATACGAAAGTATTCTACTCAAAGAACTTTGGTTTATTGGTATTCCAAATATACTTCTGTAGTTTTCAGAAATTTTATCTGTCTGCATATTTGCTTCGTGCATACATAATAAAACTTTGAAGACACAGATGTGTTGGAATGGTACTCCATTGCCATGCAGCGGTCTCCGCCTGTTCTTCTCAACCTCTTTTACTCGGTCAAGAAACAGTCGGTCAAACTGAAGATTATGGAGTATTTTTTCTATTGACTGAACCATAGTCTTTTTCCTTTCTGTGTTTGTCTAAATTTAACACAGTGGCATTATGGTTCTGTCTGATAGTCATTTGAAGTAAAGCTCTCGCTATTTCCCATCTAGGACTATCATCAAAAAGTAAGACTTCTTGTTTCTTCTGAGTTTTATCAAAAGAATATTTTATACTTACGTTTCCTATTTTAATTGCACATGTTCTTTCAAGTTCGTCATTAACTAAAACAACTTTTTGAAAGAAAGGTATTCTACCTATTGCAATATCTCCAAGTTCACCTTTTGGATATTGTAGTCTCAGGTTAGTTATAAAGTAATTAAAATCACTTTTATTTCTAAGACGACATCTAAAGAAGTAAACTAGTCTGCAATATAACCCTGCAAGTACCATAACTATTTGTGTCATATTTAGCGTTTTCCTAATACTCATTCTTATATACGTTCTCCTTTCTATGCACAAGTGTATTATACATTCTCATGTACTCCTTTTAGGTGTATTTTGTTGAAAAAATAGATAATTATTTCGTACATTTATTAGTCTATACATCAGAAAATTTAAGTATCCAACTATCTGATTATGCTGTGGATAAATAAATTTCTGGTGCATAACTCTTATCTGCGTTTTCACACTGTTAAGTGTATTCTTAAAAGAAATGCCCATCAGTTACTCCAGCAAGTCTTCTGCTGTTTGATAGACGACAACCTCAGCTTTCTGAAAAGGTGCTTCGGCAAAAGAACTAAACTTCTTCTTAGTATCTTTTATTTTTTTAGCAACTTGTCCATCTTTGGCTTTAGTTGTTGTGGGTGCTATTCCATCAAAATGGTCTAGCACTTTAGTTACTATTTGCATGTTGTTTATCCTTACCATTTAGAAAGTCTTCAACTTTGCTTTCTAAAGGACTAGAAGAATGAAGTGGTCTTCCTCTGAAATCCACTTGCTTCTCTAATTCTGGTGTCGCATAGAGCTTTCTATTTTTTCTTCTT